TGGATCAGGTTATAGTGAATCTGGTGGTGCTGGTGCACACACTGAGCAAATCATTGACGTTGCTAACATTAACTCGATTAACGTTAACGTTGGTGGCGCTGGTAACGGTGTAGGATATTCTGGTCGTGCTGGTAACGGTGGTAACTCATCGTTTGGTAACTACTGCTCATCTGGTGGTGGACAGGGTGCTAACCGTCAACGTCAACACAATGGTGCACTGGGTGGTTCTCCTTCTCAGGGTGCTGTTCAGGTTTATGGTGGATCTGGTGACGGTCACAAGAACGGTCAACCAGGGATGGGATTCGGTGGATCATCCTTCTGGGGTGGTGCAGCACCGACCGCACACTATCAGCAACAGTGGGCACAGAACCACCGTGGTTATGCTGCATGGGGTGCTGGTGGATCTTCGGGACGTAACTCCGAAAGAGGTGGCGATGGTCGCCAAGGTTACATCGTCGTTTACAACTTCAACTGATTCAAATGAAAAGAGCACTAATTTCTTATCAGGGATTTCCCTCAGACATTGCAGAACCAGGTGAAGAGTTTGACATCTACACTGGTCCTGGATCTTCATATCGTTGGGTGGATGCACCTGATGAAGTCACACTAGACTGGAAACTTGAGTTCAACGAGTGGATCCCTGATCAGGGACACGTTGATGTATCTCAGGCAAAAGTTATCGGTTATGGTGATCACGGTGCACAACTTGCTAGATTGTTTGATGACATCAAAGCAGGTGTGTTTGGTGACGCTGCCAAAGAAGGCAAGTTCTTCAAAGCAATTCAATCCGTAAAGGATGAAGTAAAGGAAAAGTATGGTGATGCACCTAAGCATCCTGAAACTGGTGAAGCATGGGATCCATATGATCCATGGGATCATGATGAAAGAATCCCTGCATGGATGAGTAGAGAAGAAGCAGAAGCAGAGTATGGTGAAGAACTCACCAATGATGAGAAGTACAAAACTTATGTTGAATATGTGGTAAAACAAGGTGGTGAACCTTGGGATCCTAACCAAGATCCAGTCTTGCCAAGAGATATGATTTCAGAGTATAATTAATCAAAACAAGTTATAGTATGATTCGTAATGTAGTTATTGTGGGCGGTGGATCCGCTGGTTGGATGACCGCTGCCGCCTTTGAAAGACTTCTCCCTGAATACAACGTAACACTAATAGAATCCCCCGATGTTCCTGTAATAGGTGTCGGGGAATCTACTTTAGGGCACATTAATTCGTACATGCATATCCTCGGATTGAAAGATGAGGAGTGGATGAAAGAATGTTGTGCCACATATAAGGTAGGTATTAGATTTACAAACTTCTATAAGAACGACGGAACATATTGGGACTATCCATTCGTTGATCCATCTGACACAGCGATGCCAGTTGGTGTGAAGACAATGAACTGGTTAGAAGATAAGTATCCTGATAAGTATAGACATCCCAACTGGTTTGCCCGTGCAGTTAATGGCAACACATGGTTGATGGAGTACAATAGACTTGACCCTGATGAACGTTGGGGTGTATTTGATCGTGACTATTCATATCACCTTGATGCTATCAAGTTTGGTCAGTGGTTGAGGAAGAATGTATGTCATAATGTCAAACATATTAAAGCACATGTAGAAGATGCCCATGTCACAGACAAAGGAATTGAAAACATCAGACTTGATACTGGTGATGTCATTAGTGCTGATCTATTTGTTGATTGCACAGGTTTCAAATCTCTCCTGCTTGAACACTACCTCGGAGTAGAACACAAATCATTTAATGACATCCTACCCAATAACAATGCAATCGCATGCAGACTGAACCATGTGGATGTACAGAACTTCACTAATGGTACTGGTCTGAAGAATGGATGGGTGTGGAATGTACCACTGTGGAATAGAACTGGTACAGGATATGTGTGGTCAGATAAGTTTACAGATAAAGAGAGTGCAGAGCAAGAATTTAGAGACCATATTGAGGAGACTCATGGTATCACCCCAGGAAACTATCAACTAAAACATATCAAGATCAAGAACGGCAAGCATGCTAAGGCATGGCATAAGAATGTTGTTGCTGTTGGTTTATCGTATGGTTTTGTTGAACCACTAGAGTCCACTGGTCTGTTGACAGTACATGAACAGATTCGTAGGATCATTGAACTATTACAAACACGCGATGGTGTAGTTGGTAGCATTGATAAGTCATTGCTTAATAATGTTGCTGATAGAGAGATGGATGGGTTCGCTGACTTTGTGTCATGGCACTATGCATTCTCCATGCGTAGAGATTCAGAATACTGGAGATATGTAACTGAGGAGATTGATTACTATCGTGACCACAGAGGTATGAATCATCCACAGGATAATATATTCTCAGAACTAGCAGCAAATAAATTCATTCAACATGACATCACTGAAGAGATGGGTGGTAACTTATATGTTGTGATGGGTAATAAGTTCTCATGTGTTCAGGGTCAGGGTGCTATGCTTCTAGAGAAGAAGTATGGTGCACCTAATGTTGAGGAGTGGTCACAGCAGGTTGACAATCACATGAGGGAAGCAGTACAATATACTATGGGACTCCCCACATCTGAGGAGTATTTGAGGCAGACAATTTATGCTGAGACGTAAACCTATCCGCTTCTGGTCTACACAACCAGGGGTCAAAGATTGTTATCCAATATATCCTGCCGCTAATCTCAAGAGGGAGGTGTCAAAGTGTCCCTTTGCAATGACACAACGACACGCTGCTAAGTGTCCTGCATTGAAACAATATGGTGCCACGGGTTTTATTATTCCTGCACCATGTGATTTCATTATCGAAACTAATGGTGATGGTAAAACTGTCAACTGGAAAGCACCAACGTTGCTTGATACAAGTGATGGATTTATCAGCACACACGATGAGACACAGGCAAAAGCATCAGCACCACCACATAGTATGGATGTGGTAATAAAAATAGGTACAACGTGGAGGTCTAGTGCCCCTCGGGACCTAATTTTTATTCAATCACCTGTGCTATATAATGGTGAGGAACGATTTACTGCTGCTACTGGTATACTTGATCCATTAAAAGTACCCCAACTCAATGCACAACTCTATTGGCATGTATTGAAAGGGGAGACATTAATTGAAGCAGGTACACCTCTGGTGCAGTTAATCCCCATTCTTCGCAAATCTCTACGGAGATGGGATTACGTCATCGATGACGCAACACCTGATGATCTAAAGTTTGAGGATGCTATCAACTATAGTATGTCTTCAAAGTTTGAACCATCAACCCCAACTGTCCTTAAGAACAATCAAAAGATTATAGAGAATCGCTATGTCTGAATCTATTACCGTTGATGATCTGTTTGTGAACCTCGCAAACCAGCATGCGGAAACCTATGAGAAATACCTTGCTGCTAAGGCACAAACTGAGAAGTTTAGTGCTAAACCACAACAACAAGGCAACACTACATTTGACCTGAGAGAGGTACAATCTCTGCGTGATCAGTGTGTAAAACTTGAAGGTGCACTTGATGGTCTGAATCTATACTTCACTGAATGTCTCGGTGAAGAACCAAGAGAATATGTTAAAGAAGTAGATAAAGCACCACCAAAGGTTCGCCTGCCAAATAATAGAAAAGAAGATTATGGTGACCTTGAAAACTGGACACCTGATGAAGACGCACCCAAAGTTGATACAGGTCTCTAATGCACGAGGAGTTTTTATTTCCCACCCCTGTATGGTGGACTGACCTTAATATTAATCTGAGTGATCTCCTTAAAACAATCTACAACATTCGTGACAATCACGAAACACAAGTAAGATCTAATGTAGGTGGTTACCAATCGCAAGATTTCGATGGTGACTACCTATTGTCATGTGATGATGCACTAGGTGAACTAGCACATGGTGTGCTAACTTTTGGTGAGCAATGTTACACTAGGTTTGCATCGTCTGCTACTAGAGTTAAACTTGCTAACATGTGGATCAATATCAATAATGGTCCACATTATAATCAGGTACATACACACCCTGGTGCTGTATTATCTGGTGCTTTTTATGTCAAGGCACCTGAAGGTGCAGGTAGAATTGTATTTCACAGGGACCATGCATCTGCATTTAACTATGCATCTGTAGGTACAATGGAAGACTTTGCTACTGGTCAAGAGGATGCTGCATTTATGTACAATCAATTCTCTTATCCACCTGTTGAGAATAGATTGATCATGTTCCCTGCATGGTTACCACATAGTGTGGAGACTGGTGAACATGAGGAGGAACGTATATCTATTTCATACAATCTTGTCCCTGTGAAAGTTGATAACAATATCAGTTATGGTAAATTGAAACAACGTTATGCAATGTGATTTCCTTTTTCCCACACCAGTATGGCATGGGGATATTGAGTTAAATGTTGAATCATTGATGGCATTTTCTATGCCACTGATGAACCCTGAACCAATGGAGTATGGTAGTTATGAGTCTGCTTACATCAGTGCTAGTGGTTATCGCAATGGTAAGTGTGTTGTCGCTGCTATGGTGGATAAGATTGAAGAGATGGCGAACCATTGTTTTCAGGAATTGGGACCAATGAACACATACTGTGAGATGGATTATTTCTGGTTCACTCTCACACCCCCAGGGCAGTGTATAGGTGTTCATTCACACCCTGGGGCAGTATTAGGTGGTACAACATATTTGTTGGCACATGAGGGTGCTGGTAGTTTGACTATTCGTCGTAATCTGCTAGAATCACATCAATATCTGTCTCTAGGTGGATACACCAGTGGTAGTAAAGGTAACACACCAATATCATTTACATCATATTCATATCCACCACAAATAGGAAAGATTATTATGTTCCCTGGGTGGTGTCCACATAGTGTGGGACGTAATAACTCTGATTATGATAGAATGTCATTATCATTTAATATGGCAGTTAAACATGGCGTATATCCTAAATTAAATCATGCCTACCGTTAATTACATTTCAGTTATACCTGATGGTCAGGATGAGGATTATCAACATCCAACATTTGCTGAGGATTTTGAAATACCACCTACTCCTGCATTCAATGAGGGTGATAAGAAACATGATCACAAATCATGTCCAGCACATAAAGAGTGGTGTAAGAATCGATGGACATTTTATATGCCATTCGATTTACACCTTAAGGCAATACCATCAGAAGGTAAGTTAATTGTCTCCGATAGTATTGAAGCGAACGAGTTTGGTTCTCTATTAGAGATTAACGAGAACTGGTGGAATGATGCAAACATTCCAGAGATTCAGGTAAAATGGAATACTCTATTCTGGACTGAAGAGAAACATGGAGTGTGGATGGAATATACAGGACATCCTAGACTTGCTGAAACAGGAATAACACTGGTCGCAGGCACATTTCCAATCTCAGCATGGATGAGGAGTCTACCTATTCCAGTGACCATTAACAAATTAGAGCAGGACATTTGGATTAAACGTGGTACACCATTATTTCATGTACGATTCTATGATAAACGTGGATCCACATTCAAACTGAGACGTAAAGCACCAACCAAAGATAGACTGCTACAAATTAAACAAGATAAAACATTGAAGAGTTACATGCGCTTTGCGTCATGGGATCTGATTAAGAAACGGGAGAGTAAATGTCCATTCAAAAATCTATTCTAGACAAAGCAATGTACCAATGTGGGGATTACCCAATGGTATTCCCTAATGCTTATAAATGTCCTGATAAATTGGTGCAATGGGATGATGTTGAACGTTGCTTGAACAACCCATGGTGGTATAATGTAGAGATATTAGATAATAATAATATGAAGGTGCCCATGCCTACTGTACCTGAACAGTGGCATGATACTCTGGTACCAGAGAAGTCAGTCATATTTGATCTAGTTAATGACCATAAAACATTTGTTATTGGCAAGTATGGTCATCATAATCGTGCAGTGGAAGAACTACTGGATGAGATTGAAACTAGATTTTATGTGAACTGTGACGCACATGTATATGGTGCACTCGGTGGTGCATCATCATTTAAGATCCACTGGGATCAACCTGCTAATCTGATCATACAGATTGAAGGCAAAACTGAGTGGACGTTATATAATGAAAGATGTAGCACACTTATTAAATATGATGGGTTTCCATATAACCCAACAGAAAGTGAGGTTACACCTGCTATCACACATACAATGTTGCCTGGGGATGTATTGTATATCCCATCACGTTGTTATCATTGTGCTAGACCTGACAACAAGAGATTATCTCTAAGTATTCCTATGTGGCACGACCCAGAGTATCAAAGTGACAGAAAGAACTATCGCCTTTCCCATACCTAGACCAATATGTGAGCACATTACTGATCTAGTAATGTCTACAGATTTCCCATGGTATTTTGTACCTGATGCTACACACCTAACACCAAATGGTAATGCGTCATTTGCACATGTGCTCATCAATAATTATGAGTCAGTGTCACCATTTACAGCAGTGTTTACAAGTGCACTAGCAATTATTGCCGAGCATGCTGGTTATTATTCCAATGAGATATATCGTGCACGGTTAGGATTACTATATCCATCCAAGCAAGAACATAACTCATGGCACACAGATTATGACTCCCCACATACAACTTGTTTGTGGTATATTAATAATAGTGATGGTGATACACGTTTCAGGTTTGGTGATAATATATCACCACAAAGAAACGGAGTTCTTACATTCAACGGACTTGAGCAACACGCCAGTTCTCCCCCATCAACAGGGGTCCGAATTGTATTAAATGTTAATCTCATGACATCCGAATAAGCACTTGCACCCTCTCGAATATTAAATATAATATGGGTGCTCATGGAGATTCCAATGTTCGCAAAGGACCAAATTCTTGACGCGGAAGAGCGTGTCATGCTGCGACAGGCATTGTTCTGTCTTCAAAAACGTCTCTACGAGAGACAAGGATCACTGACTGGTCATCAAATTGACCTCGTAGATAATATTGCTACTAAACTACATTTGCGATGACTGTATTTCCCCTATTTTCTTCTCCTGTATACGTTGAAACATATAATATTGAGGATGAAGACATCCAAAGTATTATTAATGAAGAGTATGAGGATTATCCTAAGAGAAGAGATGGGGCACAGTCAGTAAATACTCAAATCCTACAGAAATATCCACGTCTGCATGCTATTTGTCAACAACATGCGGAGAGGATGTGCTATGATGTGCTGTCTATTCAAGACAGAGTTGAACCAAAGATTGTATGTTCATGGGTGAATAAACATCGCCAAGGTGAACGTGCTAATCGTCATGGTCATTCTAATAGTATGTTCACTGGATGTTTATATGTACAATGTCCACCTGACTGTGGTAATTTGATGTTTGAAGCATCATATAATCACTGCACATGGACAACTGGTATGATTGAACCACCAGTATTTGAGGACACTATGCTTAACTCTAGAGTGTGGCAAATTGTACCCGAACGTGGCATGATTGCTATGTTCCCTAATCATGTGGATCATCTAACTGGATATAATGAGTCCAATGATGATCGTTATAGTATTGGATTTAATATTATGCTTGAAGGTGACTTCAGCGAAAAGACTCGTGACCTTGTAATTGAAATTAAAAATGTCTGATTTCCCTGGGTTTGGTGGTGCTCTCTATCCACTATTCTCTCAACCATTATATGTTGCTGGTGATACGTTGACTGATGCGATGGTTGACTATGTGACCAACCTGACGTTCTATCATGATCCCATGAAGAACAACGGACAGAATACTGATGAGCAGATGTTAATCGATGGATGCCCTGAGATGAAGGCATTGATTGAGAAACATCTGAATTTTTATGTGTATACTATTCTCAAGATTGATAGGAAATATAGACTACAACATCACTGCTCATGGGCAACTAAGCATTTAACAGGAGATAAAGCACATAAGCATTCACATTGTAACAGTGTGTTCTCTGGTATCTTATACATAAAGACAACGCCTGCATGTGGAAAGATTGCTTTCCATAATGATGGTTATAGACCAACGTATATCACACCTACGTTGCAACCTGATCTTACAGAACATAACATCTATAACTCAACTGAGTGGACCATAACACCACAAGACGGGATGATCGTGTTGTTCCCATCAACACTAGAACATTCAGTCGATGTTAATATGGATCTCGAAGACAGATATAGTGTTGCGTTTAACTATTGGTTACACGGTAGTTACGGATCCAACACCAATAGGTTGACTGTATGAGCACACCTCTGTATATTAGTAACGGTCCCGCGATCGAGTGGAGAAACATTATGAAGCATTTGCAAGTCGGTGCACATGCCCGATTTGATCAAATCGACGGACACATTGAATTTGTGTGTGACGAATATGTCACCATATGTGTGTCCACTAAACCAAACCCCCCAGGGTCAAGGCAACCATTTAATAAATGTTGCATTTTGGTTTATCAATCTGATTGGGGAGATATTGAAGTCGAACCCATCAAACAATATGGCAAATCATACAGTGGCACAACCAATGACCACCCAGGCAATGAAATGCTACCATCTATAGAAGAACGATGAACGAACCCGATGACATCGAGACCACTGAAGTGGAATGTGACGTGGACACGTCAGAAGAAGAAAGGTACATCGAAATGTACCGTAACCATGATGAGGGATGTTGATGCTCTCTTCAATATTCATTCTATTCTTTATCACATTGCTCACCGTCACTATGGAGATGACATGGGGTGTCAAACGATCTAAGTAAATGGACACATGGTGGACTAGAACGTTCACCTGTAAATATACTCAGATTAATATCTGAGTTGGAAGGATGTTATCAACTGACAAAGTATATGGCATTTGATGATGACAATGCAATCATCGATGAGATGAAACAACGTTACTACAAACTTTACTTCTCAACTAAAAGAAATGCAACTAACTCTGGATGAACTGAGATACCTAAAGACCGTTCTAAATGGTTGTAGTGGGTGGACTATTGCAAGAGCAGAACTAATAGATTTACCATCATTTAATCATCAACAATTAGAACAGAAGGTTGAGGATCAGATCCGACGCCTGACCCTGTGACAGTCAGCACACTGACCCTATGCTTGCCGCATGGGGTCTTTTCGTGTATAATTGGTTCAACGACACGAACCAATGACTCTGACTCTACGCCCGCATCAGCAACGCGCTCTAACCGCCATGTCTGCTGCTGACCTCGGTCAGATCATCGTGCCTACTGGTGGTGGTAAGACTTTTATCATGATTCAGGATGCTCTCCGTGCCCTCTCCAGTGGTCCTAAGACCATTGTTGTAGTTGCACCTCGCATTCTGTTGGCAAACCAACTTTGTGATGAGTTCATGCAGCAGATCTCTGCTACGTGGACACATGTTGCTCACTGTCACAGCGGTGAGACACACTATTTCAGCAGCACCAAGTCTGACAAGATCGAGTGTTTTGTCAAGACTGCTCGCGCTGCTGGTGAGTCTGCCATTGTGTTTACTACCTACCATAGTCTCGGTCGTGTTGTTGATGCTGGCGTTGACATCGATGTAGCATACTTTGATGAAGCACACAACAGTGTTGCTAAGTCTTTCTTTGTCAATACATGGGCAACTTCACAACTTGCTCAACGTTGTTACTTCTTCACTGCTACACCTCGTGTGTCTCGTCGTCATAACCGTGGCATGAACAATGCTGAGGTTTATGGTCCTATCATTGAGAATGTTCCTGCCCCCGAACTTATCAACAATGGTAGTATTATTCCACCCCAGATTGTCCCCTTTGTCACTGGTGCTGAGCGTGTGAAGACTAACGCACACACTGTTGATGCTAACACCGTCCAAGATATTATCGACAACCTCGATAAGTCTGATGCTGCCAAGGTGTTGGTTGCTGTGCCGTCTTCACGCCTGCTCGGTCGTATGCTCGGTGAGACCGATTTGCTACAACAGTTGCGTGATCGTGGTTATCACGTTCTTCATGTTACCAGTAAGTTCGGTGCTTATGTTGACAAGACTAAAGTCAATCGTGAGCAATTCTTCACTACTCTCACCGAGTGGGGTGCAGATCCAGATCGTAAATTTGTTATCTTTCACTATTCTATTCTGAGTGAAGGTATCAACGTCCCTGGTCTCACCCACTGCATTCTGTTGCGTAATCTCAACACTGTTGAGATGGCACAAACTATCGGTCGTGTCATTCGTCTAGATAAGGATGACGCCGCCGATATTCGCAGCGGTAATATCACTGCTGGCAAGTTTGAGATGTATCGCAAACCTTGTGGTTATGTGACCATCCCAGTGCATCAAACATATGGTGCACACATCACAAAACGTCTTCAGAACGTTGTTGATGCTATCTTTGTCAAAGGTGTTCCCCCTCTTTCGCTCGTTTAATCTTATGATGTATGATCACCCACCCGCACCCGTGTATGTGTGTGATGACTGCAACCCAGCAGAAGTAAGGACACTTGAGTTCTTACAAGAACGTGGGATCACTGATGCTAACGCACTATCAGTGATTCTAGGTAATATTAAACAAGAGTCAAACTTCCAACCAACAGTATGCGAAGGCGGTGCAATCACACGCTACGTTAACTGTAATAAGGGTGGATTTGGTCTTATTCAATGGACCACACAGTCAAGGTATGCTGGTCTCCTGCATTTTTGTGCAAGAAATGGATGTGACATTAACACTCTTGACGGTCAACTGAGATATATGTGGAATGAAAATCAATTCCAATCACAGTTGCCTAATTTCATTAGACCACGGCAATCTATTGAACAATACATGAAGTTTGCTTATCCGTGGTTAGGTTGGGGCATTCATGGTAACCGCACACTGTATGCATACGACTATCGTTCAAAACTGAGACTAGAATACAATGTTAATTCTGGACAATCTAATTCCACAATGGATGGTGAGCAAAGTGGCATCAGAACTGCCACTTATTCCTGTTAGTTATACCAACTCACCATACGGACAGTATCACATCAGTCGATTCTTTGGTCAGTTGTTGATCAAGGAGGAGCAATGGGTTGCCCCTATTGCTCCACACTGGTTTGTTGACTATTTGCACATGCTGGTATGTAATGAGACCTTGGTTGATTATAATATTGATCACCTAGATCGATGCCTGCTTAATTGTCAGACACCAAATCAGCATGCTCAAATGCACACAGATGCCTGTTTGCCCGATGATGCTCCCTATGGCGTCTCTAATCGCCTGTCAGGGATCTATCAGGTCGATGGGGATGGTGACACTGTTTTCTATCGTGATGACACGTCAGAGTGGCACAGAGTACCATTTAAGGCAGGCAGAATGATCATCTTTGATAGTCTCATATGGCATCAAGGTGAACCGCCCAAGGATGCCCCAATTCGCTGGTCTCTGGGATATATCTGGAAGACTAACAAATCATTGAGTGAGGTGGATCCACTTAAATTGATTAAGCGCATATAGACATGTTGCTTTATCTGTTATAAAATAGTTTATTAGTATACATTGATCTTATGTCCTGTTCTGAAAAACACACTAAACGCACGGATGCTTTTTACATATTTTATGAGAGTGTTCTCAAACCTGATCATGAACTGAGACAGTATGCACACGATGAAAAGTGTTACAATGAATTAATGGAATGGAGGCAAGAGATCATTGATTACCTTAACAAGAGACGGTATGAACTTACCAACACCAACAAACTTTGAAACATTCACATGCACATCAGATGCACCTTATGATCGCCATTACTATAAAGTATGGTGTAAAGATGATTCAGTAAAGATCTTACAATCATGGGAAGAAGTGCAGACTGCATGGTGGAACTTCAAACATTTTATTTCACACATTGAGGTTATCGATGCCAAAACAACAGGCGGCGGATTCGGATCGTCACCCAAGCGGTCTAGACGTAATTCAAAACGATGATGGCACATTCACATTAGAATGGGATCAACAGGATCCACGGTGGCAAGTATTGAATGACCTCGATGAGGATCAAATATCTGCTATCATTCAAGAACAGTTGCAACTGGACATCGATGACAATGGACCCACAACTTAAATTGCATCTCGCATTGATTCAAGTAGAAAATGTTATGAGGATTATTAAAGATAATCCATATGAGCATTATATGTTCATGCGATTGAATACTGTCAAGTGGGAACTAAAAAGACAATTAAATCAATATCCAGTGGCATACTATGATGATGTGACACTGGACAGTCCGACCACCACCAAGCACGGTGGTGACATGGATGCTCTATGATGCTCTCGTGATCAAAAACACAATGGAAAAAAAGAAATTCACCATCCGCCAACTTGATCTGCTTAATGATGCATTGTCCTCTTATTTGTTAGAGGTTGATGGATACAGTGACACAGGCATGAAGGATGAAGTCTTTGACATTATTGAAATGGTAGGTGCATATCGTATGCACAGAATTAAACAAGACTATCAACAATCAGAAAATAAAGGATCACTGGATGATATTCCATATTCATCCATTGAAGAATACTTTGATTTCGATTTGGGTCTAGTTTATAATGAGAATGTTGAAGATGTTACAGATGATCCAAAAGAATGGGATAAGTTTTGGTCTACTGTAGATGATGAGGATGGTCAACCCAACGTGTGACAGTTGTCAAGGTGCACATCTGCGCTAGTTTGCTCGCGCTACGTGTGTATAATAAAGAGGTAAACAAGGGAATCACCAGTGCAACTCACCAACTCCGTCTGTATCGTTGACTTCTTCCCCGAAGCATTTATTGCTGAGGCATGTGAAGTTAAAGGTGTTAAGACTGTTGTCAAGCGATTCATCAAGCGTGTTACTTTCGCTTGTGATTATGGTAAACCCCAGCAAACATGGTCTGTTGTTACTGCATCGACGTTTGCTAATGAGGTTGCCGAGCGTATCGGACATGGTGCTGATGTTACTGGTTTCAACACGGATAAGTGCCCCGATTCCTATACTCCGTGCTTCTGCTAATTTATGAAACTTCACAACTGTCCAATGGCAATTAATGAGAACATGAAACAATTCACTTGCGTATACTTTGGTGGCAAGAGTGATGGTGAGTGGTGGTCCATTGAATGTAATGGATTTGAATCTCCTGATGATGCACAGAAACATGGTAACCACATGATGTCAGTGCCAAATGTTTTTGGATTTGCTGTTATTATTCATGACGATAGTTGGTGGAATGTGAGAGATGATCTTTCAATACTTCCGCCCAGTGGTTACAGCATTTCATGTAGTGCTGACAAGTTTAGTATTAAGAAACCAATGAGAATTGTAGAAGTTGCCAGTTGATTAACTGGCACACTTTTTATTGCATGGTTGATTCTATCCCATATAATATTAATATAACTAACAAACAAACATGGACACTTATCAAAAACTTGTAGTTAACGCGATCGAAACTTACGGTAGTGGTGACTGGAAAAACAATGTATCAGTGCATCACAAACATGATCAAAGCATGTTTTCAAATATCTTAATCGGATCTGAAGTTGTTGCTAAGGTAGTCTACGAAGTTGCACATGATGACATCAGCAACGAAGATTATAGAGCAATCCACATTGATAAGACCAAAAAAGCACAGGTTTCATACATTGCATTTGGTAAGGATAGCGATGCATATAGAAATGACTATCAAGTTGTAAGATATAAGAATATGTTAAAAAAGCAGGGATTCATGATAATCACTGTTGCAAACAATGCCATTCAATACTAATGATTGATTTTTTAACTATCGTTTATGAGGACTATTGCACTAAGCATAGTTTACCTTACGTGTCCGCAGATGAGCAGGACACTGATAACATGGATCAGAAACATGTTACATGGTTAGCATCATTTATTGAGACGTGGGAACTGTGCCAGTCGGCATAGTGTCCACAATCGCTTGAAATCGCCCCGTTTTCCTGTATTGTATACATATGGACAAAAAAGCAAACATGATTCACCTCGATCCAAATTTCATCAACGCGATCGAATCTCTTCCCGCTTTCATCATCGATGCCAATGCAGATTTAGACATGGCATATGATTGGGTCGCTGATCAGACTGGTCTCGATTCATTCGTGCATCAACAAGATGCATGGGATATGTTCTATGATGCTTACGAAAAAACCTCTCTGTTTGACTGAATCGATGACTTTTCCTATTCTCTCCAAGATGATTCACAACAAGAAAATGATCACTGACATCATCAAATCATGTGCAGAAGGTAAAGCACTGGATAGAACAGAAAAATGGCAAGTATTTTGTAATGTATGTGACAACATGCTTGCAGAAGGTAGGATCACAAAAGCAAATCACACCCGCTGGACAACTGTATTTTAATGTCAACAGAATTTAGTCTCGCATTAACTGGCATTCTCACTGTTGCTGGTCTCATTCTATTCTTCAAAGCAATTTACCGATGACACCCGACACTTACAATTTCACTGGCGATGCTGTTACAATCCTCGGATTTATTGGTGTTGCATCAACTGGAATCATTCTGTTTACAGCATTCACACGTTACTTCAATTCACCTCTAAGAAAATGAACGACATTTTTGACAACATTGACAATGCTTTTCAAGTCTTTGATCAACAGACAAAAGCAATGAAAACACCTTATAAAGTGTTATACGGTCGCGTGTATAATACTAAGGAAGAGTATGACCAAGCAATTCACGATTTTTTGAATGAAAATTGATCTCGCTGATTCTATGCTCATTGATGTAATCAAATCAAATTATTCTGATGATCCCATCATGAGACGCATGCAACAAGAGATAGTGTGCCAGTTAGAAAACAGTCTACTATCGCTTGATAATTCCATTGATCTTTGCAATAATACTATTAACGAAACAAATTGATTCAAATGCAAGTCAAATCAGCAATCCGAATCATCAACGATCGTCCACAAAATGTGTTGACTGTTGATGGTCTCGATCGTTGCCAAATTAACACCCGCCTGCATTATCTGAATGTTCAGATGGATAAACTCAAGGCAAAACAGGCACACCTGATTGAATCTCGTGATGCTATGGATCGTAAGATCGATGAGATGAAAATCGCATGCGATAAGTATTGGGATCTCGAAAAGTCAGGTGATAACCTGTTCGATGAAATGTTTGGAGGTTGATGACATGAGAATTGCACTTGCTTTTATTGTTGTTATTCTTGGTGCTAACATCGGTTTATCTGTTGTTAACAAATTTCAAGAGATTCAAGACAATCGTCTTGACAAATATTGTCAAATAGATCCATCTTACTGTCAAACTAAATGAGCACATTACACCACGAATCACTGTTAGAATCATGCTACGATGAGGCATGGATTGATTTCAGAAATGAGCATCAATTAACTGATGATCAATTATATGCATTGGAACAGAATGCAGAACTAGGTTATCTCCCTGTTATTGGAGATGAAGCACTAAGGCGTTTCAATGAGTTATGTCAATGAAATTTAATGTGACCGATGTAGAGTTCGATTATTGTAATGAACTCGTAACTCATGATGATGAGATCGCCGCAAATGATGTGGCGTTAGGTATATGGACCACACAAAATAGATCCACATTAATAGAGGACATTCAAACATGTGCGGGTTATAGTATCATTAACATTGAATACGACATTATCAACAATTAGTGTGCCAGTCAAATAGGTGGCACACGAGGGGTCGCATTGGTCCCCTGACCCATTATAATTAAGACATCAACCACACAGGACACAAACATGCGTAAGATCGAATCTCAAATGAACTCAGCAATCCGCTCTCGTTCTTCTTTCTCTTCTGCTAATACTTCAGTCGTTATTGATGACAATAACGCCGCATATGTGTATCTTCACGGCAATCACATCGCAACAATCGATAACGATAACGTTACTCTTTTCGATGGTGGTTGGCAGTCTAACACCACTAAATCACGCCTTAATGCTATTCTTCAGGAATTCGCTTATGGTGTAGGTGTATTTCAAAAGCAGTGGGAGTGGTTCGTTTGTAACCAAAACAAAACTGTTGACTTCACTAACGGCATGCAAATCGCATTGTGATTAAAGCATTATCTAAGACAAGATCACGCTCTCAACTTCTCACAATTCACATGCGATTTTTATTGTTGACAATCCTCGTAATCGTTTGTTATAATAGCAACGATGCGAGGTTTTTTATTTCAGATCAGTTAAATAACGTATCGGACATAATTAGACCCGAACCGCAAGCAAATTTCCGTTTTTGATATGACTGAATTATCACAATCCTTAGAGAAGGAAGTATTACACAAAAACCAGACTTATGGGTGTTTCCCTGTTCCTATCTCTAGTTTTGTAGTTCCCGAACATAACAAACTAAAGCAAGATATATTGCGATGGATGAAGGATCAGGAATTAAATCCAACTCATTCACGTAATCAGATCTCTCACAATGTGGTTGAGATCGGTAAAACTAACGAACTATTAAAAGCAGTTCCACATCTCAAACAAACACTGATTGACCTAGTTGATAAGCATAACAAGAATACATTTAACTATTCAGTTAGATATGACATTGTTGAATCTTATCTAGAACTAGCACAGGAACAGGCAATCTACGCCCCACACGAACACGCAAACGCCGTTTTTTCATGCACTTATTTCATCAACTTCAACAACGAAATCCACTCAAGTCTAAAGTTCAGAAGGCACATATTCTCTACATTCTATCCATCTTTGCAACTACCATCATCACAACAAACTTCTTTCAATATGCCTGAAGTTATTGTGCCCCACGGTGAAGGTGATTTGTTGATTTATCCATCAAATCTTACTCACGGTTATGAGTCAAACCCAAGCGATCAACGTATCACATTATCATTCAATGTTGCACCCGTTTAGTGACACTTATTAAACTGTCCCTAATTGATAGTAATCGCCGCATATGTCCTTTATAATAAGTACATAACAAACAAAGCAACATGAACACAGCAAACGCTCTTCTCTTCCGCGATTACTACAATCAGGAATATAACAGAATTAAATCCTCTGGTCTCTCTGCACTTTACACACCTGACGCATTAGATGAGCATTGCACATTCATCGCTAAAGATCTAGTTGATGCGACAATTCACGCAGAGTTAGCATTACTAGAGGAGGGCAAGTAATGTCATACCAAAATCTATTTGAATCAGAAATTTGTGTAGACTGTGGTAAACCGTGCCATATGGGAAGCGGTAGATTTGTCAACAGATATTCAGTTTATGCTGATGACTATGAAGGGTGGAGATGTGGAGACTGTGCCGCCGAAGTTGATGCAATGTTAGAAGAGATGAATAGCGAGACAATTTAATTACTGGCACACAGTATAAACAATTCTCATCAATTCTCCCTTATAATAGTATTAACGACAAACAAACATCATGAAAGGTAAAAACATCGATCTCACAAATGATCAGTACACACAGTTACAAGATCTGATCCAATACGCCTATAGATCTAATTACTACTACGACAATAATACAGATCTAATTGATGAACTATATGAAGCGGTTGAGAATGCTAAAGTCACCTATCTTTCAAACACAAAATGATTCAAATCGATCTCTCCCCTGAGCAATACACAAACGTGATGACTATCCTAAGGGAAGCACACGAAAGATCAAAAGATTCGATCCTTACATGCTCACTACAAACAACACAAATTGACAACTTACTAGAGGCATTTTCATGAATTCATTAAAAGACTTTGTTGACTACATTTGGTCATTCTACGGTGAGCACGATGAAACACTCTACCCAATAAAAGGTTTAACCCTAGATCACATTTTCCAAGCGTGGGACATCTATAAAACTAGACTCGAAAAAGGTGATCTAGAATATGTTCATTACTCTTGGGGTGGTGGTGATAGTCTAGACAGAGAAAGAATGAGAGACATTCTACTTTATGACCTAAAACTAGAATATGCTTAATTTCCACATGTTGCGCGTAGTTTTCCACAATATCCACAAAAACATGTGGAAAACTGCGTATAATTAAAAGCATTAAAAAAACATACCTACGTGTTCAATAAACCTCTCTAAATGTCTCATTTGTTGTTACCTCGGACTGTAAGCGATCACGAGCGATTTGTCAACACTCACAGGACCGTCACAAAAGTGTCACAACCCCATTGACTTATTCGCCTTAATTCTCTATTATTCATGAGTAGTTAACAGAGGACCATCGCCGCTAATTCCAATGGGACGGACATACAAAAAGAATGACTTGCATAGGTCACGACGCCCGAAAAGTATCCGAGAAAAGCGAAACTATTCCAACAAGAGATCTCCCGATCAGATTGACAACTACGACAATCCTAGTAGGAATAAGAATTACAAGGATTTCAACAGCATTGACTACACTGAAGAGGATTGACCAATGAATGAAAACATGCTACAATGTGACTGGATCGATGACATTCTCAATGAGACCATTTGCGATGATTTGACCATTTTTGACCAAGATACATCCGACCTCTATGATGATGAATTGCGGGGTGATTTCTCATGAGTAAGACTATCGAACTAAACACACATCCGCCCGTATCTGTCAAAGTATGGGCACGGGGTGAGAAACACTTTTGGCGGTACGATTACGACGGTTGCCCTAAGTTTGGACCGTTTAACAACTATCAACAATGTCTAGCAGATGCCCGCACTTATTCACAACAATGATCCCTAGTAAGTATGAAACATTGCTAGATCTTTATGACTCTGGTAGTCTACCACCAGATGAACAAATAGATCTAGCGCAATTCCTTATTGACACAGGTTTGAATGAACAACTCACACAATACACGGCACTATGTGATTACATGATCTTAGAGGGTATGTGTTACGATGTCAGCACACCATAGTTGACATCGACTATATTAAAAAGTACCGTACATGCTAACCTACAAAAGTAACAAACCGCTATCGATATATTAATCAAATGAAATTGCGGGTCCCCCCTACAGAAAAAAATTTCCCAGGGTATAAAAAACCCCCAGAGGTTCGTGGTACTACCCTATTGGAGCAAACTGAGTATATCTTTATAACACTCAGAGAGACCGCTAGGATCGCCCGCAGGACCCTTCTAAACAAACTAACAGGTAATGGCAAACGTAACTGAACAATTAAACAACGAGTACGCTGATTTCATCAATCGCAAGTGGGTAGGACCGCGAGAGTATTCCTGCTACTGTATTGTCCGAGACTTCTACCGAGAGTTCTTGGGATACAATATGCGTACACCAGAGAACTGGGATCAACTAAAAACGTATACCTTCACTGATACGAGCATTCTCTTAGAGGGAGGAGAGTATACTTATAGGAAAGAATGGGGGGATGAACTAGATCTTTCTCAGTTACAGAAGGGAGATCTTATGCTGTTTAAGTTGTACGACACACCCCTAGGGGGAGGTTATTCGGCACCGAAGGACCGTGCACCCAATCATGGTGCAGTTTACTTGGGTGACGGACATATGCTTCACCACCCCTATGGGGAGTGTTCTAAGATTACTAACCTTACACTCCCAGGATTTAACTTGTATTGTACGAGTTGTATTGGTGCTGCTAGAATTACTCAGCGTGATACATAAGGTGTACACGCTAGATGTAGTATGAAAAGATACACACTAGACGTTCAAGAGAACGACGATGGTGATTGTTATGTTCAGTTCCCCGATGAGTTAATGGAAGAACTTGGATGGAAAGCAGGAGACCTTCTAGAATATACCGAAGATGAGTATGGTTCTCTCTATCTGAATAAGGTAGAAGATAACGTCTAAAAAAATCGTAAACCAAAAACCGCGTTGGTCATGAATGACATTGAGCAAATTAGTAAGAACTTTGAGATGATCGCCCAAGCGATTGAGAACTTGGCAAAGCGTATCTCTGCACTAGAGGAGGCAATGGGTCAATACCCGCCCCCTGGTGCGAACATGATTCAGTACAAACCTCCTGGTAAGGAAGAGTATATGGACATGAAAGAGTTGTTTGATGACATCTATGCCCGCCTACCGTATGATGATCGCTTGCCCTGGGCTAAATAACTCCGAAAGGAATCTTTACTAAGTGTGCCTGCATATATCATAGAAACGGGTCGATCATATCGAAACCCCATCGAGAGTCAAGACTTCACTAAAACATGGAACGGATACGAAGGTGTACCTAACGGGTACAAGATCGAGTTCCAGGGTGAGGGTCCTGGCTCTTTGCCGCTTGGTAAGGACAATGTACATTACATTGGTGACGAGGAAGAACTAGAGGTCGCCAATGCTAAGAAGGCAAGAACGCCTATCTATAGATTTTATCGTGGTGGTAGAACGACCAATAACCCTGACCATACCTATGTTGATCACCCTCAGTTAAGAAAGGACGATGTTCCTAAAGAGGGTAAGGGTTCTAAAGGTGCCATCATTAAGAGTTACAATCCAGAACCCAGAAGGAATACTCCTGTCTTCCATATGCTTACGAAGGCAGCACCGAATGCTACTGAGTTCTATCGTCATTATAAGAACTCTGTAAACAATACCAAGATTACCTCTAATAGTAATGAAGGTAATGGGTATGTGAATACTGGTACGCTGGGATATATGTGTACCAATGAAGGTCAAGCACAAGACTATGAAGTAGAGAACGACGCTACACCTCTCTATCATTATAGATCATCTGAGTTTGACGATGACTTCTATACTATTAACCCTGCTGGTGAAGTAAACCTCTCAGGCGGTCCTATCGCCCCCAGAGATGCCCAGGACGGCGACTATGTGTATCAGGGCATCATTGGGTATGTTTATACTATTCCCTATGGTGGCGGTCGTAAACAAGTTATTGACGTAGGTCAGATTGGTCCTACAGGGCAGTGTGTTGATAAGAGTGGATGGTATCAATGGAATACTACGTGGACAAGAAACAGATATAACACACAACGTGATAGTAATGATTCACGTACAGAAGGAACACCTGGTGTTGTCGGTTGGGGACACCCACAGAACGTAACTCTTATAGATGATGAGGCAAACTTTGAGTGGTTCTATGGACTGACTGGTGCCGTAAAGGGTGCTGTGCCAAGGTATCTTGGTTTTGAGGACATGTACGACTCACAGTTCGTATATTATTTGTACGATACGTCGTAGCCATGGAACGGTCCTATCTTCGGTATTCAGTATAGACTGTCTGATGCGGGTTGTTGCCCTAATGCAAGTAGATCAAACGGCGATAGTGATTGTATTCCTAACTTTTCTTTCCATTCTCACTTCTATGAAGTACGTGAAGACTCATGGGAAACTACAAAAAGCACGATTGAACTGCATGATGGTAACTCTGTAGGTGTAAATGAGTCCTTCTGGGAGTGTGGAACCGACAGTAGACGCATATTTTTCCGTTACACAACTACCACTGGTGCATTTAAGCGCGGTGAAACACTAAATGGGTGGTTGATTAGTGAAGTTCGTTACTTTGGTGATGAACAAAAGTGCGGTTTTATGGAACTGAATGAGAAAAATGCCACATCTGGGGCAGGAAACAAGTTTAGTTACCAACAATCTATCACTGCAGACGACGGTGCACAGGGTATTGTGCTCGCTGGATACGGTATTAAGGACAAATGTGCGTTCTGGGGTGTGTATGAGTTCCCCAAGAAGGTCGTTTATGAGCGTGTAGACATCAATCCAGAGGCATTGGTGGCGCAACGAACACTTGACGAGGCAAAATTAGAACCAATTATCAACTCAGAGGGTGAACTTGCTGGTGTTGACATCATTAATTCAGGTCGTGGGTACAATATTGAGAACATTCAGATCAGTGTAACGTCTCCTGGAGTGCTTGAAGAGTTCTCTGGTGGCGATATGGCGGCAGAAATGATGAATTCTGTCTCATTACAAGAGGATGAGTTCTCAGAATTGGAAGGTCAAGGTTACAAAATGCAAAAATTGCGTAACAAAGACCTCCAAATGCACAACACTTTGGACAAAAGTCGCAACACAATCAGTAAAGAGAGTAAGAAATCTAAAAAGAGCGTCGTATACAACCGTGGTAAGTCTGAAATTCAGACACAAGCGACGGTAACTGTCACTGGACTTGACAAAGATGGCGGAATTACCAACGTACAGGTCACTGATCCTGGGTCTGGGTACAATGCTGACCATCCTCCATACATTGCTGTGGTCATTCCTGAGAAAGTAACCCGCGCTTTGGAGGGTCAAGACACCTCTAAGATGAATCCAATGAGGGCAGGTGGCGATAATGCGCTAAAAAATGTCCAAGCAGCGATGGGAAGTGACGATGATGAGGAAAGTTTTGACATTGGAGCGATCTTAGACGAGGGTTTCAAGCAATTAGACGAGGGTTTGGCAACAGAAGTGCCCGAAGGGTACATCAAAATCACCGATATTGACAAAAACACGTATACAGAACTGTGTCAAGACCTTTCTGCGGCGTGTTTAGACCATAGTTTCCCAGGTGTTGTTACTAAAGCAATGCCTGGACAAGAAAATTTTGTCAAATTGCGCTCTGTTTCGGATGATCTAGACAGATTCATGGCAGATCAGTATGAAACTCTGCTTGAGATCGGAGGTAGAGCAGATGCAGAGGTCGAATCTCGTGGTGGATTGTACGGATTTAACCTTGGAGAGCGTTGTATTAAGATTCCGCAACCAAATACTTACAAAGTTACAAGGTTTTTTGATATGCCTTGTACTTACAAGACAACTTCTGAACCTTTAACCACAATTCCTAACGTTGATGAACCAACAACAGTGGCATATGGGTGGTTAATTCACAAATATTGTGCCTCAGAGAAGGACAATGCCACGTTCAGAGTTTCAATGACCTTAGAGGGGCGTACAAAGGGGTCTCAGGGGCAAGAATTCATGGAATTCCTACGCGAAATGATGCCTCAAGCAACGTTGACTCCTACAAGAAAGGTTTCTGGTGGTCATAAAACTTGGAATTGCTCTAGGGGCACGGTAAAAGGTCGTTGTTATGAAGATCCAAACAACAATGGCGTTGTTTTTGTGCCTATTGGACTTGATGAAAACACATTTGACTATAATCAATCAGGATATTCTGAGTTTCAGCAGTTACAACTCTGGTTGCATGACAATTTGACCTATAGTCCTGGACTTTCAGTCTCATGGGTCCTGCAATCTACGGTTCAACCGCCTTCTGGTACCCCAGGGCAACCTGGTTATAACCCTGGAAGTTCTGGAACATCAGAATCGTATGCATATACAGGTATTGCTGCGGCACCATGGTCAGGTGGGCAACCACCAAACGTATGTTGGGACACTTTTGTGCGAGGAGTTGGCGCGTCCGACGGTCCTTTGAGAGTTTATTGCGGATATGATGCAAATGGTGATGGCATTTCAGGAGACACCTACAATAATGTTGCGCCATTGATGAATATATGCGCTGCAGTTCATGATGTTATGGATATTGCTATCGCAGTTCAACCTGGTCGTGTAAATAGTATGAACCTAATGGTCATGGGACCATATGAAGGTGAGGTAAGAGTTCGCAATTACCTTACTGGTACAACACAAACTTATGCAAAGGCGGTTCAATACTTGAGTAACCCTTATTTCTCAGAATGTGATGTTGACTATGGCGGTTCTCAAAATATCGCTGATGTAATTGGTGCGGACAGAGGTTTCTAGACATGGCATATGGATTTCTAAAACCTGTTGCTTTCCATAACGGTCTTCCGTGCAGTGGACATGGACTTTGCTTGCCTCCAACCATTCATAGTCACCAGGCATGCGGTACACCACCCATTCCTTACACTATTAAGGTAAAAGAGTTCACATGTTGGTGGCCACCGACTCCACTTATTCCCCTAAGCGCACTAAACCCGCTCAGAGCGACAGTGCTTGTGCACTTTTTGCCTATTATGATTCTGGGGGACACTTTTACACCTCATATTAGTGTTTGTACAAATATTATCATCTATTGGTGTCCATGTGGTAAGGCAACTTGTCCTATACCAACACCCATACCGTGTTCTAACCTAACTATTGAAGATTTTGGCGGTGTTGGTCACCCAAGAGTTCTATTCACAACTACTTTGACTGTGTTTGCTCTTAAATTGCCCATCGGAAGGATTCTGGACCCATTGGGTGTTGGATTCCCTGGATGGTCTTATCCATGCTCCTCAGTTATTGCATGGGGATCCGCTACGGTCCTTGCATCATAACTGTGCTATACTAATAAAGTCGTTATTCACTACAAAATGGCAACTAGAACTAAATCACTCTCAGGTGCGTCTAATATTGAGGCAAGACCGAAAAAATCTCGTCAGGGTAATGGTCAGCATACTAAATATTCTGCAACGTCCCGTAATGCTGCTCGTAAGCGTTACAGAGGTCAGGGTAAATGAGACCAGAGACCAGAAAAGCAATGGAAATGCTGTGGTCTGCCAAATGGAATTTGCCTAAAGCAGCAAAACATTGCAATCTCAGCAATAAGGAGATGAAAATCACGTTCAATGAATACTGTGCTTTTCATCCACCTACATTTCAACTCGATTAACTCTAAATACAGGAGGAACCATGGCAACTAATCACATTCCCGACCACAATCGAGAGATGATGGAGAGGGACCATGGGACCGTGGTCTTAATAACCGACCCAAAGTCTGATAAATATCTAGATATGGCGCGTAAGCGTCGTGAAAGATCCACTAAACCACAGACCTCCTAATGCCTGCTTATAGGTTCCGATCAGAAAAAGTTCTTAGTAGGGCATTCAAAGATCTCGCGATCTCTTTCAATGCTAACCCTAATACTAAGGACTTTGGTGTCGTGAGGAACGATAACGCTATTAAACAATCTGTAAAAAACTTGATGCTCACTACATTTGGTGAGCGTCCGTTTCAACCTGCAATCGGGTCACGCATCAAGGGGTTACTGTTTGAACCCTTTGATGTGTTTTTGGTTGAAGAGATGAAAACAGAAATCTTTAACGTCATTGACCGCTTGGAACCGCGTGTCACTTTGACAGATGTGAGAATTGAAGGTTCGGAGGACACCAATTCTATTGCGATTGAACTTGATTATAGAATTACAGGACAAACCGTAGTACAAACCGTCGATTTCCTCTTAGAGAGAGCATAACATGCCAGCCGTACCCTCACAACTAACCGCTCTTGATTTCCTAGAAATCAAAGAGTCAATCAAATCATACCTCAGAACTCGTGACGAGTTTAGTGATTACGACTTTGAGGGATCTAGTGCTGCTTATCTGATTGATATTCTAGCATACAATACTTACTATAGTGCATTCAACGCTAACATGGCGTTGAATGAAACTTTTCTGGAATCTGCGACGGTCAGAGATAATATCGTCCGTATTGCTAAGCAGTTAAATTATACCCCAAGGTCAGTTAAAGCAGCAAAGGCATGTGTTGCAATTAACGTCCAAACATCTGCTGTAGGTAATTCCGCAAACTTTCCGCAAAGTGTCACCCTAAGAAGAGGTGATGTATTTGTTTCGCGCAACATTGTTGACACGTTTGTATTCTGTGTGGTCAACGATGTACAAGTTTCCGTAGATCCACAGACAGGTCTTGCCGAGTTTAGTAAACTTGTATTTTATCAAGGCAACCTGCTGACATTTACATACACCGTTGATGACACTCAGAGACAAGAATTTGTCATTCCATCGGATAATGTAGATACAGAACTACTTCGTGTTTTTGTTCGTCCCAATATTCAGTCTTCTCAGACAGACGAATACTCAACCTCACAAAACGTTGTTAACCTTGACTCTAACAGTCGTGTATATTTCCTTGAGGAAGTTGATGACCTTAGATACAAGGCAGTGTTTGGTGATGGTGTTTTAGGACGTAAACTGGTTGATGGTGAAGTTATTGAGATGCGTTATGTCCGCACCGCTGGTGAAGAGGCAAACGGTTGTACTGACTTTGCTTTCACTGGTTTAATTGTTGATGATCAAGGGCGTCCTATTCCCCCGCAGAACATCACTGTAACGACCATAGACGCCGCTCAAGATGGTGAATCAAGGGAATCACCCCTAAGCATCAAATTCAACGCTCCTAGGGCGTATGCGACGCAGAACAGAGCAGTTACAGAGGCAGACTACGAATACATTGTATCTACCATCTATCCACAGGCTGCATCTATTACTGCATATGGTGGTGAGAAGTTAAGTCCGCCTATTTACGGAAAGGTGTTTATCGCCATTCGTTCCAAAGCGGGTAATAAGTTGAATGCTACAACAAAACTGAATATCAAGAATGACCTTCTGAAGTATTCAATGGCATCGATTGAACCAGTCATTACCGATCCAGTCGAATACTTTATTATTCCTAAGACTTGGGCATACTATGACGGCAATGCTACAAGTAAGAGTGATGCTGAATTGAGAACAGACCTTCTTCGCAATATTGACAAGTTCAATGCTGCAAACAAACCGAATAGATTCGGTGGACGTGTGGAAGGTTCAAAGTATAACAATATGATTGACAATACCGATGATGCAATCTCTGGTAGTGTCACACAAATGACTCTGGGTCAAAACCTCGACCAATTTACATTTGGTACTGTGTTTACACAGTGTATTGACTTTAACAACCCAATTCACAACCCTGGTGATCTTGCAGGTGAACAACCTGGAGATGGTGGTGGTGATGGTGGTTCTTGTTTACCTACATATTCTACGGTGAAGTCTGGTACATTCTATGCTACTGGTTACACCGATCAACTGGTTGATGTAGTTGGTGCTGGAATGTCCACAACTCAACTTGCAACCACAACTGCAAATACTGACACTGAAACCCTTGTCCCAGTGAACATCAGAGATGATGGGCGTGGAACACTCATTCTAGTTACCACAAGAAATGAGAAGGAATTGATTTTGAATAATAATGTCGGATCTGTTGATTATGCAACAGGTAAAGTTTGCGTTGGTCCTCTTGCAATCGGTGGTACACCCGATGGCACAGAAAGACTTCCTATTGCGGCAAATCCGTATTCTGTATCGATCACAATCCCGCCTGGTGTTGATCCGACAATCTTTAACCCGAATGTCTTCCCCATCAACTACAACACCAATCCTGGCGTGGTTTCTCCGTTCGATCCTAACAATTTCGATGGTTGGAACTATGGTCCGACCGACATAAATATCATTGATTATCCGACAGATACCTTCCAGTATCCTGAGTTCGATTCCTGTTTCTAATATAAGAGATGCAAAAGAACATCAACATTTCCGATAGAGTTGCGTACCAAGTACCCGACTTTATCAGGGAAGAAGACCAGCAGTTTGTAAATTTCCTCTTCGAGTTTTATAAGTCTCAAGAGAAGACAGGAAAGCCTTACGATATTCTGAATAATATCAATCATTATTTGGATGTCGATACTTACGATGCTAAAACGCTATCAGCAGAAACAACTCTGCTGAAGAATATCGGATTTGTTGAAGATCTAATCGAAGTTGAGTCGATTGATGGTTTCATTGAAAAAGATGGATCTGTCTTAATTGACAATGAAGTAATTTACTATGAATCGCTGACTCGTGGTCCTGATGCGATTCTAACTCCTGGTATTTCTTTGAATGAGTTCCGCAAAAAGGAACAATTCCTAGAATCGCCATATCCTTTGTTTGATGGGACACAAAACACGTTTGCCTTGAAGTTCTTGGGTGAACCTGTTGCTCCTGTTTCAGCATATCACTTGATTGTTAAGGTATATGATCAAATTCTTGTACCTATTCAAGATTATGTTGTAGAAGGCGACGATATTCGTTTTACAACTGCTCCTAGAGCAGTTCTGGGTACAGATAACCCTGCATCTACCAGTATTATCTACATGGTGGGTTTTGCGGGTACTCCTATTGTAACCATGGACGCACTTGCGCCCGAAACTGGCGCAAAAACCTATAAGTTGCGCTATCAGACTGGTCAATACACTCCAGTTAGCGCGGTTGGACTTATTGTTAACCGTAATAACGCTCTTCAGCGCCCTTATGAGGATTATGTCCTCTATCAAACCAAAGATGATGGTTCTTACATTGAATTTAGAACTACAGAACTGAGCAGTAGCGAATTTTTAGACATTCGTTCCGTAGAATACAACTCTCCTGCTATTGGAACAGGCGCACATGCCGTATCTAGTGTAGATGATGATGGTAATCTCATTGACCTGATTGTTAGAGATGGTGGTGCTGGTTATCGTCTAGACTTTGCACCTAAGGTTACTATTACACCTTCTGACTTGGGTGGTGTTGGTGCAACCGCAAGAACATTGGTTGGTGGTGTTAAAAATATTCAACTTATTGATGGTGGTCAGGGTTACACTTCATACAACCCACCACTAATCGAAATCATTGCTCCTACCAACTCAAATGGTACTCAAGCAACCGCAGAACTGACGGTTAATGATACTACTGGTGAAGTTGAGAGTGTTACCATCACCAATTCTGGTTCTGGTTACGATTTCATCCCTGCGGTAGTCTTTAAGAACCCTGGTGGTGCAGAAATTACTAATCCTCAGATTGATAGTGAGGGTCGTCTGGTTACTGACTCGATTACAGTCGTACCAGCAAGAAATGGATTCGGATACAAGAACCCTCCTGAGGTTTACATTGATCCTGCACCTGAAGGTGGTATCAATGCTGCTGCTCTGGCAATCCTGACACCTGAAGGTCAGGTTTCTGGTGTTACCATCACTAATAGAGGTCGTGGATATGTCACACCACCTAGAGCACGTATCATTCAACCCATTGGTGCACAAGTTCTTGGTGTAACTGTCGCTTCTGGATCTGTTACTGATATTGAACTGCTAACTGGTGGTAGAGGTTACACTGATGCACCTTCTGTCTACATTGTGGATGATAGAAAGGATGCTGCTGGTGTTCCTATCGGTGGTACTGGCGCAACTGCTGTTGCAACCATCTTTAACGGCGCAATTACTGATATTAGCATCACGAACTTTGGTTCTGGTTATGATGTCAACAATCCTCCTAGAATTTTCATTGCTGAACCCTCTGCAGCACGTTCTTCTGTAGATGTTGGTTTTGATGAGGTCACTGGTTTCGATATTACCACTCCTGGTAGAGATTACAAACCTTCTGCCCTGGTTGGGTGTGTCCGTGGTGTATCTGGCACTGTAGACTACGATAACTTTGGTAATCAGATATTTGCTACTGAAGATCAACTCCGTCTCAGCAATCATGGTGCTGGATCGAAGATTGTTTCTCTCGATACGCTGTTTATCCGTCAACTGTTTGAAAAACTCCGTCGTCAATACCTACCGACGATTACAGTTGACTATACAAAGGTAAATCCGATCCAGGTCATTAAAAAGATCCGTGATTTCTACCTTTCTAAGGGTACAAAGACTGCAACCCAGTTTTTGTTCAAAATTCTCTTTGGTGAAGAGATTGATGTCTACTATCCTAAGGATGAAGTCATTTCTCCTTCTGCTGCAACCTGGGTAGTTGATACAATCCTTCGTGCAACTCTTATTGAGGGTGATCCTCGTAATTTGATTGATGGTCAGCTCCAACAGTTTGCTGATGAAGTCGATTCTACTGTTGGCAACGCATCTGCACTGATTGAGAACGTTATTTCAATCATCGAAGGTACAGACACCATTTACGAACTGTCAATCTCTGAAGAAACCCTTCAGGGTCAGTTTGTTATCCCTTATAAGACAAAACTGGTCGAATTCCTGTCTCAGACCGATCAGATCATCACGGTTGACTCTACAATCGGATGGCCCGAGAGAAACGGTACAATTCGCATCAATGATGAAGAAGTTGTTCAATATAAGGAACGTTCACTCAACCAGTTCATCGAATGTACTCGTTCTAAGAACGGAATCGTAGAAGATTGGGATCCTGGCACATTAGTCTACTCTGACATCTACATTTACGTTAATAGAGGTCTTCCGACCGAATGTAAACTCAGAGTTCTTGGTATTGCTGAAGCAGGAAGCACAGTTCTTGATGATACTGGTTCTTACTACCTTGAAGGCGACAAACTGACTGTTGCTGCTCTTGGTTCTACAGATACCGACGAAAGACTGTCTTCTTGGCTCTATAACGTCAAAAAACTAATTCAAGTTACATCTGCAACCCCTGGTGGTCAAAATAACCAGACTGCAACCATTGTAACTGCTAATCCTCATGGTTTGCTGGTTGAAGACCTTGTTACGGTCTATGGTGCAAACCCAACTGTGTATAATGGCACATTTGAGGTAACAGCACGTCTAGATGAGTTTACCTTCTCATATCAAATGCTTGCCCCGACGGATATTGTTCCTCAGGGTAATATTCTGCTGTCTGTTGACCTAAACAGAGGTAAATCTGATATTGCATCAATCAATACTGCAATTACTCCATACACCTCAAACATTCAGAACTCGTTCTTCAATTCTGAGTATGTTTACGTTGCAGCAACAGGTTTGCCGAACTATAAGGTCGGTCCTTTCACTGGCACTGCACTTATCCCTGGTAACCAGCGTAAACTGCTCCGTTTCCCTAGAACTGTAACTACCGTATCTAAACGTGAGACTATTGCACCTAATAGTGCTATTGGTTCATGGGTAAACGGTGTTTCTATTTGGTCTTACAAGTCTAGTGATTTTGTACGCTTTGGTCCGATCACTTCTGTTGATATTAACAATGGTGGTCAAGGATATGACGCTGGTAGTAAACCAAATATCATAATCAGTGGTGGTGGCGGTACTGGAGCATCGGCAGAGGTTACTGTTAACGGTTCTCTGTTCTCTATTGAGGTTACTAACGGTGGTAGTGGATACCTCACACAACCTTTGGTTTCTGTTGTTGGTGGTGGCGGTATCGGTGCTACAGCACAAGCAGTTATCACTGGAGGTGTTGTAAGTAGAGTTCTTGTAGAACAACCTGGTACTGGGTATACATCTCAACCTCTAATCTCTATTACTGGTGGCGGTGGATCTGGTGCTGAGGCAACTGCAAGTGTCCGTGGTCCTATTCAATCTGCAACACTGACATCAGGTGGTAGTGGTTATACTTCACTTCCTACTGTTACTGTCAACTCTGGTACTGGTGCTCTTGCACAACCGATTGTTATTAACGGTCGTATCGTTTCTATCGCTATTATCAACTCTGGTGAGGGTTATACCACTGCACCTAACGTTGTAATCAATGGTGATGGTTTCGGTGCTGTTGCTAAAGCAGTTATCGGTACTATCGGTGAAGATAAAGGTAGAGTTATCAGCATTCAACTCCAAAACAGAGGTATTAACTATACCCAAGGTCTGACTACAATCAGACTGGAATCTGTTGGTGAATTTGCAGAATTTACACCTAATGTCTTCCAGTGGACTAAAAACCTTCAGTATGAGTTGGAATCCAAATATGACTTCGCTAGAGGTTATGTTTTCACAGGATATAACAACCAATTCGGTGGTGAGTATGCTCACCTGGTTGATCCTAAAGAACTCCGCTATGTGGTTGGTGATAACGTATTCCTTGATCCACAAACTACAACATTCCAAGAACTTGCTTCTAATAACGAGCACTCTCCGATTATTGGTTGGGCATATGATGGTAACCCGATTTATGGTCCATATGGTTACATCGATCCTACCGATCAGAACAGTGGTCTTAGAAGACTCCGTACATCCTATCGTTTGAAGTCTAATCTTGTATTTGAGGTAGATTCCAATCCAAATCCGACTCGTGGTGATGGTCCGCCGTTGGCAACCTATCCTGCAGGTTCATTTACTGATGACTATGAATATGCATTCCAGTTAGGTGATCTGGACCCATATAACGGTCGTTTCTGTAAAACACCTGAGTATCCCGACGGTACTTATGCATACTTCATCACTATTGATGAATCTGATGCAGGTCAAGCATTATTCCCATATATCATCGGTCCTCAGTTCTACTCACAACCAGACGAGTGGAATATGAGTCAGGATGCGACTCAGGACAATATTCCTACAGATGTTGTTCGTTATCGCGATCCTTTCACTGATGTTGATATTGATGTTGATCGTCAACCCAATAAAGAGCCAGATACCCTCACAACTGAACTTGAAGGTTATCCTTTGATCCTTGAGATTCAGGATACCAATAATGACGGTCTTATTGATTCTAACGAACAGTTGGAGTCTATTCCTCTGTCTGAAGAAAATACTCTACAAATTTACGATTATTTCCCAACTGTATCTGCAGAATCGAGAGTTGACATCGAAGTTGAGACAACTACTAAATTTGAGTCTGCTCAGATCGATGGATTCGTTGTTGAGAATCCTGGTGTGTCTTATCAGGTAGAAGACGTTATTTTCTTCGATAATGAAGGCACAGGTGGTTTCGGTGCATCTGCTGAAGTCTCATCTGTTGCAGGTAAGACTATTTCTGCATATAGCAAGGTTATTGAAGAAGATGTTGTATACGGTAAGATTACAACTACAGAGAACCATGATCTTCGTGTTGCTGACGAAGTAATCGTTCAGTCTTCTGTTATTTCCGATAATACCAACAAAACTTTCTATACTAAGGTTGTTTCTGGTATTGAAGATATTGTTATCAGTCAACAGGGTGTTGGTTACAATAATCTGATTCCCCCGACATATGAACTGATTACAAGTAGTGGTCAGGACGCTGCTATTAATATTAACGTCATCCAAACTGGTCAAGTTAGTGGCATTGACATCATTAACTCTGGTAACTCTTATGACCCAGAGAATCCTCCACAAATTCGTGTAAGTCACCCTCAGATCTTTAAGAAGACTCGTTACTTCTTCGATGAATATGGCGAGACAACTACTTCTGCAAATGGTACAGTAATTGTTAATCATACTCTACAGAGTGATGATCGCTATACCTATGCTTGTGGTCAAGTAACCAAACCTGATGGTAACAGTGCTGCCTGGATTGGTAAGTTTGATGATCTCGGTGCTTTGATTTGGGATCGTACTCTAGAGACAATTAGTGGTAACACTAAGACTGCTCGTTTCAATCAGATGTATCTGGATGAACGTGCTGAGAATGACATCATCTATGTTGTTGGTGAAACTGAATATGATAATGTCAGTGGAAACTATGCACCTGACATTCTGTTTGTTAAGTATGAGTCTGGATTCGACAATGCTAACAATGCTGAAGGTCAGGTAAGATACCAGAAGGAAATTGCTGGTGTATCTGGCACAACTCGTCGTGACTTTGCCATGGGTGTTACCCTTGGTGAGGAAGAACGTGTGTATATCTGTGGTTATACAGATACCAACTCACCAGACCCAGATGATATGTGGGTCATCCAGTTTAATGAAGATGGTGAGATGAGAGAGAAGCGTAAGTTCTCCTCTGAGTCTGATGATGAGCAAATGCATCAGATTCGCTATATTGGCAACAACTCTTATCAGTTTGTTGGTCTGAACATGACCGACTACTACATGATTATGGGTGAGTTCTACTTTGATGGTAACAACCTTGAACTCAGATATGTTAAGAATATCAACCCTGCTGGTGGTAGACCTCAAAGACCTCGTTTCATCATTGATGAATATGATGATCTGTATTGCGTCTTTGACCTCTATAACAATGCTATTCAGAAGAACTCTTCTATTGGTCTGTTCAAACTTCCTAGAACTCAGATCAATGCTAACGAACCCACTTATGAGTTCTATAAAGTTCTATCCCCCAGTCAAGATTTCGTTTCTATCAACCATGCCGACATCACTATCGATGTCTTCGGTAATCTGACTCTTGTTTCTGACGTTAAGTACACAGAGAACGATAGAAAGATTGCTATTCATTATATCAAGTTTGATGGCACAATTCTCAAGCAATCTACAGTTGAATCGGTAGATACCGTTGGTCTGTCTCCACAGTCCCATATTGTTGATAACTCAGGTGATGTTGTTGCCTTTGCCAACAAGCAAGTCTCCGATCAAGTATCCTCTTATCGTTATAACGGTAGTGATGGTGCTGGTGGATTTATTGCATCTATCAATAATATTACTGGCACAACTGCAACTCGTGGTGCTGGTGTTCAGGCAGTAGGCACAATTTCTGGTGCTGTACAAGCAAGAGCAACAAATATTGGTAACATCAACGTTTCTACTGGTGCTGCTCTTGCCCGTGGTGGTCTCATTGATACTATCGGCAGTCAATCTGGTGCTGATGTTCAACGTGCTGGTACTGTAGCAACCGTTAGTAATTTCTCTGCTGCAGAAGCAAGACGTGGTGGTGCTGTTAACGATGTAACTAATATTTCCGCTGCTGATCCTAAGCGTGGTGGTGTTATTGCAACTGTAGACACAATTAGTGCTGCTGACTCAAGACGTGGTGGTCGTGTTACCTTGGTTGCTAACCCTAGTGCTGCTAATGCACTGCGTGGTGGTAACATCCTCAGCACACAGAATGTAAGTGGTGCAGATCCAAGCAGAACACAAGGAACATATCCCAACGTTACCACCTCATCTAGTGGCAACGGTACTGGTGCAACATTTGACATTGTTGTCAACAACGCTGGTGCTGCATCTGTAACTGTAACTGGTGGTGGTATCTCGTATGCTATCGGTGAGACAATTACTGTTGCTGACTCTCAACTTGGTGGTGGCGGTGCTCCTGCTCTGACATTTGACGTTGCATCTACTGGTGGATTCTCTTACACTGCAGTTGCCCCTTCTGGAGGTAGTGCAAATGGTAATGGTGCTACCTTTGATGTTGGTGTATCTAACACTGGTGATGTTTCTGTCAGTGTCAATGCTGGCGGTATTGGTTATCTCACGACTGAAACTCTTACAA